CGCCTTCTTCTGATGTTGGTAATGCGCCTCCACCAAAAAGAGAGCCGCCATCAGTCTGCCCAGTAATTTCTTCATTTTGCTCTAAAGCAAAAGAGAATTTCTTATCATAAAAAAGTTCTCTTTGGTTTCTCAAGAATTCCTCGTCACTAAGGCCAAATAGATTTTTAGAAATCCATCTTTTACTAAAGAAGTTTTCTGTAGCGGATCCTGCTACATCAAATTTTGTTTTCCAATACTCAAGTTCTTGTAATTCTGCTATGCGAGATGGATTATTGAGATAAAGTTTGTGAGAAATTAAATCATCACCTGTATACCCAAGTACATAAAGATGAACTATGCCGATTTTCTCCAATTCACTTATAACAGCTCTTTGCAATCTTTGAATAGTTCTGGCAAATCGTATGTCTTTTTGTGCCAATGTTGCCTTATCTTCATCTGCACCATCGCCCCTTGATAAATATGATTGAGGAATTTTGAGAGCAGAAAACAATTTGTCTCTCAAGTACTTCACATCATCGATATCTCCAGTAAATGTACCACCAGGAAGAGTGTCTATTTTTGATTGAGATATTCCTCCGCGAACAGGCAAAAAGAAATCTTCCTCAATAGACAAAGGGTTATACCGCAAATCTACACGACCAATTTCAGGATCTACTACCTGATTTCTTTTCATTATTGTCATGACTTTTTGCATATATTGTTCGACATCTTGAGGATCAATGTTTCCTACATCAATATAAAACACTCGTCTTTCTGGAGAGCGGACAATGCGATACGCCATCATTGCATCTTCTAAAAGAGTTAATTGTCTCCAAATTCTTCTAGCAGGCTCTAAAACACTTGTACCATATGGGTTGTATTTATCATTACCTAAAATACGAAAATGAGCAATCTGCCAGTTTTCAAAGGTCATTCCAGCACTATTCCACTGATATTGGATATAGTTTGGGTTCGTTTCATCTTCTCCTTCAAGTCGCTCTACTTCATGTCCAGGCAAACCAATAACGTTTTTTATACCAAGTTCTTCATCTATATCTAAATATAAAAAGAAATCTCCGTATTTACACATATTACGGCACCAACCAAAAAGATTAAATTCTACATTTAATATTTTGTAATAAAGGTTCTGTAAAATATCTTTAATCTCTGCGTTAGGACACTCAACTACCATTAATTCTTCCAAGGTAGACGATGTTGTCATTTCATCAGCATAAATATCGAGCGCTGAAGCTATTTCTGGCGTGTATTCCATTTGATCGAATTCTGCGTATCTTTCTCCACGATTATAGTTTGTAGACATTGCTGTCTGAATTGATTCAAATGGATTATATTGACTTTTTTTGAACTCTTTACCGCTTGCTGATTTAAATTGAAAGGCATATTTATCCAGAGATTTTCTTCATTCTTGTCTATAGATTTGAGTCCTTCTATTAATCAAGGGCCCAGAAAGAAGTCTTGTGAGCTGCTTAAACAAAGAACTCTCAGAATTCCTTGGGTTTTTTTCTTGATTTTTTTCTTTTGTGTCTTTTTCCGCCATTTATTTATCCTTTAAAAATCCAACCAAATTCTTCATACTGCTTGGCTGCTTCTTTTTGTTTGTGGTCCATACTTTGCTTAAATGGATCTGAATTATTTTTGTAACCTACCATACCAGGTATAGTTGTGTTAATCTGAGTATTAGCCTTTATCATTGAATTTAATATCGCATCGGAATAGGCTACTTGCCTCTTGTTTGTAGTTAAGGCCATTTCTTTCACCCAACACCCAATACATAATGACATAACCAAATCGTCATTATACCCTCGCATTGCTTCAGGTTTCCCATTGTTCCAAACAAATGTTTGGAATTCCCTTATTATTCTATATGAATTTATTTTAATTATATTATTTCTAACAAATTCTTCCATTTTTGCTATTATAAGAGGTCTTGTTTTACTTGTAGTAGAGAAACCAGGAACAATTCCAGTAGAGAATTCTGCTGTATAATTATCTACATATTCGTGAGAACCCTTTGCAGAGTAATATAGATTAGGGTACTCTAGGGTTTGTAGCTTATCGAGAACGTTGTAACCCACATTATTATTTTCTACAACTAGCAAGGCATTATTGTATTCTTTTCCAACAGAATTGAGCAACATAGAAAACATATCATGATTTGGTTTACCCTGATATTCAGCAACCTGCTCAAAGGTGTCTGTTCTGAATACATGAAAAACTGAGCTGTCTGCTCCATCACCTCTGGCAACGTCAGCAGAAACTAAATATCCTACTCCGTGTTTTGGTTCTTCCCAAATCCAATAATTTCTATCAAAGCCTGTTCTATGCTTCGGCTCAGATGTGTTGTTAGTCAACCTTTCCATGTCCTCTGGTGAAACTACTGTTTCACCGGACATGTTAAAAGAACATTCAAATTCTTGAGCAACTTCTCTTTTACTCATGTTTTTTGTTTGTTCTCTAAACCACTCTTCATCCCACTCTAGATGAACACTCCAAAATAAATTTATTGCATTAAACAAATTTGTTTCTGC